AGAGATTTCCCCTGCAACTCATGAGAACACCACTCACTGCATACCTAGCGGCCCGCGTGAACTACTTGCCAGGCTATGCCCCCCCTGGGGAATCGTATTACGGTGATTAACCGGGAAAATCGTCCACTCAAATGTCATCCAAGCAAAAGAGTAAGGAGAACATGGTGTGTTTCTCCGCCCACATCAGTAACGTGACAAGTTTAAAAGAGGTAGATTGAAGACCCCGGCTGTCTGCTGCCGGACCCGTTCCAGGGCCCTCCGACGTCCTCCGCGCTATACCAAAATGCACTGCAAGTCCACCGGCTTCTGTCCAGATAGGTTAATCTACTAGCCAAGCGCACACAAGGAGCATTCCAAAACCCCGAGCTACGCGCTTGTTACGTTCTAAAGCCTCAATCCTGTACTTTGTCCCCTCCCCACGTTACTGCCACATACGTTCAGAACGCCTGGTTTCCAGCAAACCAGGCTCAGCTAACCACCACGAACGAGGGTCCGGGCAAGGATGCGAATCAAATTCAAAACTGGGTCTCACACCAATTAACATCTTTTCCCATTCCGACTGAACTTCGGGACTGATTCCGAAGGCTCGTTCGAAGCTGAGCCGACACTCCAGTGTCGGAGTTCTGACGTCCTTGGCTCCCGCCAACCAGGCTCCTACATAAAAGTAGTCGCGAAGTGCCTCGAAAGGCACTTTCTTTTCCGTTGTGGTAGCGTTGAAAACCGAGAGGGCAAACACCTGTAATACCGGAACACCGATAGCCAAGCTAAGCTCGCATCTAGACACGCCGTTACACCACCGGCTTGCAAAGACGGGTTCCCTCAACCATTTATGCGAGGCATAAGCGCCTGAAAGAACCGCCCTGGGATCCCTAACCATGGTCCACCCAAGACCATCGCCGAGATACACCGGGGCCGAGCGTCCAAAACGGACACCCTCAATGATCGACACAGGACTCTCGAGCGCCATCTCGTGACCACACAAATCGAAGACCCTCTGGCCAAAAGTTTTAACAACACGCTCCAGGTCGCACTTCTCAAGAAACAGAAGTGCGTTGTCACCATCGACCAAAGTGTCAAATTTGACCTGCCCCTTAAGGGCGGCAACTACGGCTGCTAGCATGATGAGTGTGTTGCCCATCCCGGTGTTGAAATCACCACTAGCACGACCTCCCTGTCGCGTAAACTTTACGCCATTGGACGTCACACCAGCTAAACGAAGCTGGTGTGACAACAAACGTCTAAGATCCACACTGCCGTGATAAGCAGAAAGGTAGACGGAATGTTCTTCAACAAGTTGTTCACGAGAGACGTGGGCCTCAAAAGCCTTACCGTCAACCTCAAACACAACACAATCGGAAAAGGCCTGGAACTTGCGAACAATTAAGTTCGCTCGCTGTCGGGGTCCAAGGCCCTTGGCCACAACTCGGCCCACGCCACATCCAAGTACCTTTGGAGCAGTGAGATAACCCCACAGCCAGTGCTCCAAAGGTTTCAAGTAAGAAGCAACTCGCAAATTGTACCTAGGCGACCTTGGAAAAATCAACCTAGGCTTGGCTAGTTTGTCATGCGAATGTTTCTCACTCTTGAGAAAAGCTCTAAGAAGTACGTCCGAGCTGCCCACTGGACCGTCCTCCCTCAAAGATCTTTCCGCCTCGATGTAGCGTCTGCGTAGAGAGCCAGTATAAGACTCCGCAGTCTGCCGCAAGCCCCATCCCAACCCGTCATAGGCCTTAACCAATCTCCTGAGGTGCCTAAACACTTCACGATAATCAGCGCCAAGAAGCTCTATGGTTGGAATCGGAGCAAGAGAACGCAGCTTGAGAGCCGCAATCTCGTTATGGTTGCAGTTAGCCATCACACCAGGGACCCAGGTTCCCGGCAGCCCTGTGTTAACGGCCAAACGCATGCGCCTTTTCTCCAAATGGTCACAGACCAGCTCTTGCTTCGGCACCAGGGCACAACCTTTCTGCAAAGGTCCAGGACATTCGCCGTAGCAAAGCCCTCGAAGCTCAAGCGATCTGGCCTAAACCAGATCATCGGAGAAAAGTGGGGTGAGCGCC